ATTTTCTCGAATCGTAGGACAAATCTCTTTTGCCATTTTCTTAGCATCTTTTTCATCAATTAGACCAATTCTAAACATTAGACAATAATATTTTGAATTTTGGTCTAAATGGTCTTTGGCAATTTCTTTTGCTCTTTTTGGATTTTTAGTATGTTCTAACTCTACTAATGTTCCGAGTTCAAGCATTTGTTTACGATTTATTGTTTCCTGCAGAAGATTTTTTATAATGGCTCTCATAGCCTCGTTTTTTTTAGTTTTTTTAGGTTTATATGATGTATACACAGGTTTTTGACCTTTACCTGATTGTGTGTCTTTTTTTTCTGCAGTTCTTTTTTGTTGACAAGCCGATTTCTTTTGTGCTTCTGTCATTTTTGATGCAACACTCTTAGCTCTACATTTTGGATATGCACCTTTATCCGTGTCACCTCTTCCGCAAGGTGGATGTCCACCTCCTTCTTTTTTTCGACAAATATTAACCCAAGGGCCTTGTGGTTCTTTACTCCCTTTCTTCTTTTTTTTGGTTCCAAACCAAACAGCTAAATCTTCCCTAAGTTGATTATTCATTTTTTTTTACTAACTTATTGTAAATACATTCAATATGGAAAATGAACAGGAAAAATCTAAAATTTTGGGAACTTTATTTGGTTCAATAAATTATGATTCGGAAGAAAATTTATCTAAATTTATAGACGATATTAATCCCGCCCAAGCGGCTTATTGTATACAACAAGCTTTAACTTTTGCTCATATGAATGGTGTTTTTTCTCTCAAAGAAAGTGAAGTAATTTCAAAATCGTTGAGAATTTTACTCTTATCATCGCCCAAAACTGAAGAGTAAAAAAAAAGGGACAATTTCTTGTCCCTTTTCTTCAATTACCATTGAGAAAATTAGCGTAATTCTCTCAAATCGAAAGTACGAATACCATCGCAAGTCACACGTCCGTAGAAACGGTTGTTAACCATTTTCTTAGCGTATCTTGTCATTATACCTTTGATAGGTGTAAAGTTGAATGGATTGTACATTGTAGGTGTCAATTGTAGAGGTACATACGGAGCGTAAATGTAACCTGTATCTAACAATGACGTACCTTTGTGTCCGATGATCAACTGGTTTGGTGGGAAGTATGGATCCCTATAAACCTGATATCTTCCAGAAAGTGTACCGATTCTTTCGATACCCATATTGTACTGATCTTGTTCAGGGGCCGCGTTTGATACGTGGAAGTATTCCAAATCATCAAAAATCGCAGAAATTTCCGAAGAACAAACGATCCAGTTAGCGCCACCTCTTAAAGTTGACTTGTGAATTTGTGCAGACAACTGGTTGATGGCGGTGATAAGTGTTTGATTCCAATCCTTTTGAGTGTAAGGAGTTGTACCAGTAGAAGCTAATCTCTTCCAACCATTGTAATCCCATCTCAAATTCCAAGCAGCACCTTTTCTCAAATCTCTCAAGATTTCTCTGTCAATTTCAGCGGCAACTTGTTCAGAAAGAAGAGCTGTTAACTCAGCTTCTGCGTCAATATTGTGGAATGCCGAAACGTCTTGAGCAAGTTCAGGAGACCATTGTGCTCTCAATTTTCTTTCAGTTACAGATACTGTTACTGATTCCAAATCAAAAGAAACTTCACCAATTTGATCTTCAAATTCGAGTTCTTTATAAACTCGGTAGATAGCGATAAACGCATTATTACTACTACCTGTCGAAGCGAATGTTGAACCTGTATATCCATCAGGTGTTGTTTGTCCGCATGAAATACAAACTGGTTGTTGTAAATCAATCTCCAAGTAAATGAAACCATTTGCATCACAAACATTGTTGTAAGCACCACCAGAGTTGTTTCCAATCGGCCATGTTGTGTTTGTTTGTGTACCATATTGTACGATACCTTTACCATATTTCTGAGTTACGACTCTGAAAAGGTAAGGATTACCGTTACCAGGAGCTCTCGATGATGTGTCTGGGTTAGTGTAAGAACCAAAAATATTCAGACCTGAAAGGAATTCTTCAGTATCCATAGTATTACCGTTAGGTCCGATTAATTGTCCAGCACCAGCATTTGAGAAACCACTCATAATGATAAGAACTTTACGATAATCAGAAGCACCGTAACCTGAAACAACTAAAGATCCACCAGCATCCCAAGCAACTGTGAATGTAGTTGCTGTAGTTGCTGTCCACTTACCTTTCGAATAATCGAAAAGACCTGGAGGGTTAAGAGTTGCTTCGTCACCTTCATAGAATAAATCATAAAGATCTTTCTTGTAGTAAGGATTGTAAGTACCTGTACTATCACCTGCAGTATAACCAGCATTTTGGTTTCCTGGATAGTTTCCAGGTGATCCGATTGGAGCGTAGTGGTCACCACTCTGTCCTAACCAACCCAAGTCGTTTGGTGATGTACCACCAGAATAACCTTGAATCTTTGGAACAAAGTAGAACAATTTACCAATTGGTAAGTTCATAGCCTGAACCGATACGATATCGTTAGCTAAAAGTTTAGAGAATACCCTTCTTACGATAGGGAATACAACAGTTTCAAATGAACCGCTGTCTGAAGTTGATGAAGCTTCGTTAATCAAGAAAGACGCTTGGTTCTCATATAACTGAGCAACGTTTTCTTTCATATGACCTTTTAGTCCTTCTAAGAACCCAAGTTTGTCCCACTTGTTAATTGTGTCTTCTTTGATAACTTTGAGGTGTTTCAACCCAATATTACCAACTAGACCGCTTTCTAATAATGCACCCATTTTAGTTTTATTTAGTTTTTTATTTGTTTATTTGTTAATTTTTTGCATGATGTCCTTCATTCTCATAAACTGAGGATTTTCATACGTTTTTGATTCAATCAAATTTTGTGCTGATCCTGAAGAATGTGTTTTTTCAATTTTTTCCATTGATTCTGTCACCACATTATTAATTGAACTAGTTAATTCGTTTTTGATGGTGTTGTAAAGATTTTTAGATTCTTTAATCGTCTCTACATCATCAAATCTTCTTAAGATGTTGATTTTCTCTTGTTTGGAAGTTGAATGTTCTGTGAATAATCTTGTAGCATAAGCCAAATTTGAATTGAAAACAGCAACCTCATTAAGTTTTTCTCTGAATACATTCAATGCTTTTTGATATTCAACATTTTTTTGTCTCAATGATTCAACTTCTTCTTTAATCGCAGAATTAGGGATGACTTTCATCTTTGGTAAACCCTTTCTCAAGGCGTAATTTCTTGTTCCATTACCTAAAGTTCTAGCCGCTTCCTTAGTTTCTCCCTTAGAAAAAGCTCCAGCTATTTTTCTTTCAACCGCAGAAATATCATGTTTTTTCCCTTCTTTGTATTCGAATTTTTTTGGTGAAAGATTCATTCCAACACCTTTAGATTTTCCTGTTGGTTGAATTTTACCCATACCTTCTTTGGTTTCAGTTTTTTTAGCTTTAGGTGCTGTTTTTTCACCTGGTCTATGAAAAGGACTTTTTGATTTTTCCTTATCAGTTTTTACCTTTTCTTTTTCTTTAGGTTTGATAGTTGTTGACTCTTTTGTCTCAGCTTTAGTACCAAGGGCTTTACCTTTTTTCCAATCTGAAAACATAATTGGTTTTATGCCGAACTTGGACTCGTACATAGTTTCTTCAACATCATCCATTTCCTCTTCGTCCGTTTCCTCTTCATCTATTTCCTCTTCGTCCATCGAGATTTCATATACAACTTCATCCATCATTTCCTCTTCTTCATCATCCATCATTTTCTCTTCTTCATCATCCATTTCTTCTGAGAAAATATCATTCATAAGTTGATCTAAATCCAAATCAGACATAGTGTCAGTTTCTGAAATTGATTCATTGGTTGAGATGATATATTCAACATCTTCATCTTCATCGTCAAGGTGAATTTTATCACCTTCTTTTTTAACAATTATTCTGTCTGACGGACCCATTTTTTTGAATACACTTAGAACATCCTCCATAGAAGCGTCATCTGGTATTTCGACCACATCATCTTCTACATCAATGTCAAATTCCTCAGTACCCATATCCATTTCTTCCTCAGAATCCATATCCATTTCTTCCTCAGAATCCATATCCATTTCTTCCTCAGAATCCATATCCATTTCTTCTTCAGAATCCATATCCATTTCTTCCTCAGAATCCATATCCATTTCTTCCTCAGAATCCATATCTGGTTCGTCTTGTTCTTTTAATTTATTTTTAGTCTTATTTTTTAAAGACTCTTTTACCAACTCAGAGATTTCTTCCTTCATAGTCGAAGCAAGTATTCCTTTTGCGTTTTCAGTAACAACATCTTCAAGATTTTTCATCTGAAGAAGTGCTTCCTCTACTAATGACTTTTTGTCTGCCATAGAAATATTAAATTTTTCCATATAAATATGCCCATAGCGTAAAAAATATTGATTTTTACAATTTTTGTTGTAAAAAAAATTTCCAAAAAAAAACCCCACTCTTTGGTGGGGTTGATTTTTACTCGATCACTTCATCGATTTTACTTTCGATTACCGATGTTATTCGCCAATCGTGTTGGAAACCTTGATACTTTTCAGTAACCTTAGCCTCAACGTCTGTAACTGAAATTGCTTTAACAAGTTTCATTTCAGTGATCTTTTTGATCTTACCTGAATTTTCATCAGGTAGGTCATATTGTATCTTTGATACAAAATACTTTGATTCTTCCATAGATTATTTTCTTAAAAAGTTATTCAATTTATTCATTAAGTCAATAGAGCGGTTCATAGGATTACCATTATTTGATGATTCTGTGGATATTTGTCTCATTCTTTTTTCTTCTTCAATATTTTCATCAAACGAATGTCTGTCATCAATATTCGAAAATAGATATGCTCCCGGTGTTGATGGTGAAGAAACCAAGTCAAAACATATTAATTCGAAATCTTTTTGAACTTCATTTTGTTCTCCGACTTTTTTTAATGATCCAACACCTCTTGATGATATACCTAAAGTAACACCTTGTCTTAATAAGTTTGCGGCCTGATCTCCTTTTGTGGAAACAATACCTCTCTCGTGAAATCCTGGTGAGGTCAATAACTTCAACTTACCCAGTAACATTTGATTTTCCCACCAAAGATCTGTGATAATATGACAAACTCTATCCAAATCAATTAGGGACGATTCTGGGTGATTAAGTTCTGAAATAGCTATTCCTTTTTTGATTAACTTCCTATAATTCTCAGCTTCTCTCTCAAGAATATCTTTAGGATATATTCTACCGTTTCTATTTGGTGTATTGTACTTTTGAAGTACTGCGTAAAATTCAAAAGGTTTTGAATAATCTAATTGACTTTTTTGTTCTTGAATAACTTTTAAGTTTCTTTCATCAGTTGCTGAAATGTATCCAGCATCCATTTCGATTAGTATTCCTCTACCAACATCATTAGGTCCTAATATTTTCATTGAAATTTTTATTGATAAATATTAGTTAATATCAATTGTTTTCAGTTTCTTTGTTTTTTCAAATTTGAAGTAAGTGTTTTTGGTAAAATTGTGTGAATTAATAATTGATGTTAGATTTTGAAGATGTGTTCTTAATAATGTTGATTTGAATTCTATGTTTTTTGCAATGAAGAATGTTATTTCCAAATTCATAAAACTTTTTTTTCCGACAGCTAATCCGCTAGTTCTAAGATCTAGATCTAAAATGAATTTTGGTTGTAATAATGTACTATCTAAAATTTCGTTTATGGTCTCCTTTATTTCTCTATTTAAAATGTTCACCACTCTTGACCAATTTTCAACACTTTTTTGAGGTGTCACCCAACTTTGTATGTTCAAATACAAAGATTTAAATGTTTTGGAATCTACTGTTCCATACGTACTTTTCAATCTTGTAAATCCGTTTAATTTACAGGTTTTACCTTTCTTCATTTATTCATATTCTATACTCGTTTATTTTGACAAAAAAATAACACAATTATTGATAGAAATCAAATTTTTTTTAACTTTTGTATTATTTATTACACATGATCAAAATTAAAGTAAACGGAACACCAAATCTTGATAGATCCTTAAAATTATTAAAAGGAAAAATTATCAAAACTAAACAGAATGAAGGACTATTATCAAGATTGTCTTTTGAAAGTAAGTCTCAAAAAAGAAGAAAAGAAATTTTGAAAGCCCAGTTCATTCAAAAAAAACGTGACTCAGAAAACTAAAATTATAAATTATCTGATAAAGACTTTAATCTTACGTAATTAATTTTGTCAAATGACTCCCTGTCAATTTGATAGAGAACTTGTTCAATTTTATCGTAAACTTCACCCGAATTTTCTGACAATTTTTGTTTCAATTTTTCTATTGTTTCCTCTTTCAACTTGTCGTATTTGTTTTCTAATACTTGAGCATCTTCTGTGAGGATGTTTGACAATTCTTTTTTTGTATCTTCATCCAAACTTTGAACATATTCAGCTGTTGTTCGATTGGCTATCTTAAATAGTGTTGTTATTGGTATATTGATTTTTTCTTTAGGCTGAATAGTTTCCGTTAGTGTTGAAATTAATTTCTTTTTGGATTGTACGGTTTCTACTAAATTTGAAATGTCCGTATAAATTAAATTGTCTATATCCTCATAGATATTTTTTGTCTTTACATTTTTTACCCATAATTCGGCTAATTTCTTTTTTGTGTTAGGTTTCAGAGTGTCAATTTGTCTAATTGTTTCTTGAATTAATAATTCAGCCGATTCTCTATCTAAAGATTTTGTTTCATTCAATTGATTGTAAAGATGAAATATCGATGATAGCTCTTCATTTCTCAAAATTAAATTTTTGAATGTTTTTATTTCTGATTCAAATATTCCCTTTTCGTAAGAGGATATCAAGTGATTTTCTACCGCTGAAAATAGTTCTCCAAATTTCATAGTTTTTTTATTATTAAATAGTTCAATCCGATAATTTGTCTAGTTCATTTTGAATTGAGTTCAGTATTTTTTCACCTTTACTGAAATCAATGTCATCTATAGTATCAATTTGCATTCTTTCCAAAATTATATTTGGTGTTTTTTTCCTACTCTCTGGAGCTAACGTAGGTTCTTCTGGTGCGGGTGGTAACCCTCCGCCACCAAAATCAGGTTGAGGACTTCCCATATCACCACCTATTGGTGGTAAAGGTTCTGCTCCACCCATAGGTGCGGTTTCTGACGTAGAAGTTTCACCACTCAATGTTTGTTTTCCATATAACTTATCAATGTTATCAAATAAACCAGTTCTGTTAATAACATTAGGTGTGTTTGTGAGTTCTGCGGCAACCGCCATTTCCATTCTCTGTTGTTGTAAATCAAGTTTGATTTCATCGTCCGAAAACCCAAGAACGTGTTTTTTAGCCCAAGCTACCGATACTGGGGCAATCCCTTCAATTTTTGTAACCGCATCTCTATACAACAACATTTTTTCTTTCCAAACTTCTACCGCAAGTAAATCAGCTTGTTTGGATGGATTAGTAAGTGATAATTGAAATGAACCTAATTCATCTTCAAACCCAAGTAGAAACAAGTGTATAATTGCAATTTTATTTAGTTCGGCAATCATACACTTTTGAATTCTATTGATAGTTCTTGCAAATCGGATATCCTGTAACGACAAATTCTTCCCATCACCCACGGGTTCTTCAAAACCTAAAAATGCTTTAGGAATTCTAAGTGCGGTCAAAAGTTTTTTCTGAATATATTCTATATCCGCAATTTCTGATAGGTTTTGAGCACCAGCCAATGTATCAATCGGTGTTGGTGCTGCTGGATCACGAACAGGTATGAAAAAATCTTGGTCTACCGCCATTTGGTTGAACCTCATATCAACATTTCCTGTTTTCGGGTCAGCAATCTGATCTTTTTTGAACTGTTGTGCAAATCTTTGGACATATGGGTAAACATCGGCATCGTCCATATTACCTACGTAAACTTTGAATACTCTTCTCTCAGGTGCTCTAGATGTTCTATAAACAAGCATTGCATCTTCAGCTAGTACCAATTGTTTCCAAATCCTCCTAGCTTTTTCTGTCATAGCAGTTCCGTAAGGTAATTTACGATCATCCCCCAACAATCTGAAGTGTGCTATTTCCCAACTATTAAAATCCAATTGTTTGTTTTTCCAAGTGAATGTTAGACTTTTTGTGTCAGCATTCGAAGCTTGTGCTGCACCGAATCCTGATGTTGCCCGTCCTTTCATTCCAACCTCAATCCTTTCTATTTCAATATTTGGGAGTTGTAAACAGCCAACAACACCTTTTTCAGGGTCTAGTTTTAAAAACACAAAATTGTCACCATATTTTGCTGTATTACGTGTCCACATAGGTAAGTTTGTGTTGATGTCTAGAGCATTATTAAATAAATCTGCTAGAATTGATTTAATTCTGGGTGAATCAGAATAAATCTGTAACATAAAACCATTTTCATCAACTGTTGTTGATTCTTCAGCGTATGTGTCCAACGCAGACGCAATTTCGGGTGTGTTATGGGAAAATATGGTGTCAGTAGCAAAGTTTTTATATCCGGGTACACTCAAATCATATACTGGTTCAACTCCGTATGGTTCAATACTTACAATTTTGTGATTGAAAACATAACTATCACCTTTAACTTTGGCTGTTGAGTATTTTGATCTTTCAATACCAT